TACCATTATTTCTTACCTATCTGTCCCGAGGGTTTGGCGAAGTAGCGAGCGCCGCGTTTGCCCTGTACCCATTTTAGCATTGCAGCGTTCTTTGCACGTTGCTTAGCGCTTCTTTCCTTGTATCCCTCTTTGTTTAGCTTCATGCCCGTATTTGGCCCAATAATGCCGATTCCGTATCGCTTAGCTCCCGCAGCGTACTTGTTAAATCCCGCTCCGCCCATGTTGTACATTATGCTGTCCTGCCTTGTGCCATGCGTCTTCCGTTTGTGAGGTAAAGAACAATTCCGTCAAGACGGCTAGGTGCGGTGCTTGCAGTGCCGTCGTTCTGGAACCTAATAGTGAAGTAGCCTCGCTTAAAGGTCTGCTTACCGCTAATTTTAACTACACGGGGGCGAGGGTTGTCGCTCCTGAAGCCGGTAACAATGACAGGCTCGATAGCTCCCTCGGGCAGCCAAGCGATGCTTGCAGCTTCTGCGCCTTCCCAAGTGTAGGTTTGCAGCTCCTCCCAAGTGATAATTTCTTCTATGTCACGGAAAGCATCGATAGGCGTAAGGCCACCTTCGAGCCAGTTAACTGCTACTACTAGCAGCTCCCAGCCAAATAGCCTCTTAAATAGAGACGGCTGTCCGATGTCGTAAGTCCTTGTGACAACCTGGCACCTGATTGTTTCAGTGCCTGTTTCTGGATACTCGATAGCAAATTTCAGCAGTCCTTGAGTAGCGTAATCGGTGTGGGGCACACCGTAAGCCGTAGGAACAGCAGCAGAATCTAGGAAAGTTCCACGAGGGGCTTCGATAAAGTGAGCAGCGCCTGTGTCGGACTCCCACTCAGACCATAGTCCTGTATCGGTGTCGTAAGAATACATGTAGCCGTGGTGCCAGACCAACAAGTACTGCCCTACCTTTGTAACGCCCTGCTTCTGGCCAGTAAAGCCTTCTCGAACTTTAAACTCAACCTTGTTCGATGGGTTGTATGGGTAGAAGTTGTAGCCAGCAAACTGGTACAAAGTACCGGCGTGCAGTACGGCGAGAGTGTTCTCGAACTCTACAACGCTGCGTGAGCAATCCGCACCAATGTTGTGCGACATTGCTGTAAGGGTTCCTAGCGACGGGTCTGCCGAAGCGCTGTAAGCCAGTCGGTAAGTCGAGTTTGAGCGGAATAGAAAAAGTTCGCTATTGCCCTCGATAATCTTAATGAGTTCGTCTCCGTCGCCCTCATTGATATCAATGTAATTATCGCTAGGCCAGTCATCAATAGTGGTGCCAAGACCAATACTGTCAATAGCGCTGTACCTAAGGGTCGAGGTGTTGTTGTTAGCTCTACTAGAAACATAGAGTCTGCCTTTCGTAAAGTGTATTTGGTTACCCTCTGGCATTGCTGCCACGTCTGTCCACTGGTACGTGCCAGCAACCTTTGACCAGTATCCGCCCCCTTGGGTGTCGTTAATTAGATACAGGCGCTCTGCGTACACGGCGATGTCTAGTGCTTCATAGGCCCAGACAAGTGTCCAAGTGTCGGCAACTAAGTCATAGATGTAAGTGCCGACATCCGTCGCAACGACAAGAAAGACCACACTGTCCTCGTTGCGGTAATACCCCAACGCCTTAGCGGAGGCTACAGTGACTGGATAGTCGGCAACTTTATAGATTGGTGGGCGGCTGATTAGCTTGCCAGTCCTAGAAATAACTAGGTTGCGGAGGTCTGCGACCTCGTTCTCGGCAATTAGCGAAGGGTCTACTACGTTATTTAGACCACCCGAGAAGTCTTCAATAACAAGACCTTCTCTAGCCATTACTCATCCTCTGGCAGAACTACCTTTGTGGGGTAGAACTGGCTATCTACAATGTCTTCCTTTGCAAGATGTCTGTTCATTGAGTCGCGGAACCGTGCGTCTTGGTATGCAGTCGCCTGCCAGTTCTCGTCTAGTCGGTACGCCTGAGCTAGTACGTAGTCCACAATCTGATTGTAGAAGCGGTCTGGAACGCCAAGTGTTTGGCTCAGTGCGGTCAAAGTTGCAGGGTACGCGAGATAGTAAAGAGTCAAGCCGTCTGTAACGGTGTCTGCTGGGGCGGGGTAAATGTACAGGTCGCCGTCCCATTCGTACCACATCTTAGGCTCGCCCTTGCTTTCTAGCTCCGGGTCGTCCTTGAGAATGGTCTCCTGCGCTGTCTGGAAGCTTACGCCCTTTAGCGGGATGCCCTCAATGTGTACTCCCTGAACTTGAGCAACTGGACTGTCCAACGGAATGGTGTAAAGGCTTTGGCCCTCTACCAAGTTGTGGTTAGCCTTGCCCTTTAGCACGGTGTGGCTTGATGCAATCTCTCGCTGAGCTGCGTTAGTCCAGCGCAAGATGTCTGTGTTCTTTAGCTCTACAAGAGCCTCATCGCCAAAGATGCGCTTGACGTCAGTTGCGACGTCATCGCCAGTCCTTGTGTAATAATCTCTAGGCATTTGGGTCGAATAGCAACTTTCCGTTATGGCGAGCGTAGTTCTTCGTAAATCCTAGTTTAGCAACATCTCTGGCCATTTCCCTGCGCTCAGCGTCGAGTTCTTCGCGCTCCTTTGCCTTCATCATGGCGTTTGCAGCATTTAGGGCCTCCATGTCGCTAATTGACATGCCTGCATTTGTGACGTCTGACTGAATGATTTCTGCCATAATTCGCTCGTCTAGCTGCCATTCTGCAAAGTTTTTTAGGACGTAACGGTCTTTATCGCCTGCTACAACGATGCTGTATGGGCGGTCTTTATCAAACTGAGGGTGTCCTGGCCCAAGCTTTTTGATGTAAATAGATGGGTCATAGTCCGCTAGCATCCTTGCTAGACGGTAAGCCTTTGGCGGCACGTCCCGCAACCTGTCAAGCTCGCTAAGGTCAGGGATAGAGTTTTTTTGATTTAAATACTCAATGGCCATTGTCTCTCCTTATGAGTAAAGGGGCGCAGGTATTATCCTACGCCCCTTCGCTGGTTATTTACTAGACGCCTGGTGCAATACCGGTGATGCAACCGTGAGTGTTACGACGGTAGGTCGAAATCTCAGAGTAGTTGCGTAGGTAAGCAATGAATGCGTCACGGCGAGGAACCTGCTTCCACTTGGAGCCGTCCTCGTCAATCCACTCCCAACCGCGGTTGGTGTTGAGGTTTACCTTTGAGGAGTTGATGAACCACATCTTGCCCTCTGGGGCGTCAAAGTCAGCCTTGAATGGCAGGTCACCGAACATGGTTGCGAAACCAAGTCCACGGTTACCACCATCTAGGTCAACCTTGTTTACGTAGCGACGCTTCTCCTCCAGAGCCTTCCAGTATCCGTTCCAGGAACCGTGGTCTGTCCAGATTACGTCTGGCTTGTCGCCATCCTCGGCAATGTCGGTCACAAGACCAATCATGTCCTCTTCGGTAATCTGCTGAGCAACGCCACCAGAAGAGATGTCACGTAGGTGAGCAGCCCATGCTGGGGTGGTTGCTGGGTCGATTCCGTGGAGAGCCGAGCTGTCGTCAACGATAGCGTCGAAGCCAGTCCACTCCTTGCGCCAGTTGTTTACAACTGAAGAAGCGGTTGAGTTCGAACGTACAATGGCGTCACCAACAGCAGCAGTTACTGCGCTGTCGAAGGTAACGACCTTTGTGGTCTTGTTGATGCCAGTGATGGTTAGGTAGCCACCAGTGTTTAGGACGGTTGGGGTTGAGCTGCTTCCAGTAGCGGAAACGTCTACAACGTCAACGCGCATACCTACGTGTAGGTACTTGACGACGTCCATGGTTACGGTGGTAGATGCGGATGGAGCTACAGCGATGGATGCAAGAGTTCCAGTTCCGTCACCGAATACCTGGCGGTTCTGGTCTTTTGCAATGTCGTCGCGGATGCGCTCGATTTCCTCTGCAGTTACGTCTGCGAAGGTCTGGTAGTTCTGGCTAGCCTGAGCCATTACCTGACCAGTCAGGCGGACAGAGCCGTAGAAGCTCTTGAGGCCGGTCTGACCGTCGACGTACTGCTGGTTTCCTGCCTCTGGTAGGTCTTCGTCCTCAGCGCGTGCGCCAATACCAGTGTTACGGCCTACGTGTGCAACGAACTTGACACCGAGACCACCAACCTGAGTAATGTTGCGTGCGGTTGACTTAATACCATCCAGCGCAGGAGTTGCGTTGTTAATCTGCTCGTTAATGTCGCCGTAGACATCCTTCAGGATGACGTTGGCAATAGCGAGATTCTGTCCTTCGGACATTCACACTCCTAGTGCTTAGATAAATAAGGTCTTCACTTCGTTCGCCCTAGCCATAAATGGCCGTACTCACTACTATTCAGCAGTTTATCACACTAGAAATGTAAATCTTTACAGATTCAGGGTGCGCTTTACAATGTCCTCAATGGCGCTAACGCGGTCTTCCTTGGACGAAAGCGTCTTAGGAGGCGTTGCTGGCACCTTGTTTGCGTTACCACCTGCCACCTTTGGGGCCTTCTTCACGCTAGAGCGCATCTTCTCAAGCTCGCCAGAATACTGTTCATAAGCAGCATTAATAAGCTGGTCAATCTCAGCGTCTGGGTAGTCGTCAGCAAGAAGCATTGCCCTGCGGACAATGGCCTCTTCGTCTACGTCGCCAGCCTCTTTCTTGATTGCGGCAAGAGAATTCTCAATCTCGTCTTGTAGCTGTGCTTGATAAGCGACCTCTTCTTGCTCTGCAAGGTTTGACTTAAGAGCGTCAAGCTCAGCCTTCAGGGCCTTTAGCTCACCGCTTGTCTCTTCGTCGTCCTCGAAAAGGTCTGACTCTTCTGCGTCTTCGATTGCATCCTCTGTATCAGAGACAGCTTGCTGCACCATTGCGGAGGCTTGCTGCCATCCGTAGCGCTCAGCTAGCTCGTCGTAGACAGCCTTAGGGTTGCTAGCTACTTGCTTGGCCAGCTCCATCGACGCTTCGATAACTTGAGGGTTGACGCCAGCGTCCGCGAACTTGCGGTATGGGGCAATCTTCTCAAACTCCGAATCAACGCCTGATTGCCACTTCTCGATAACTGGCTGAACCATGCCATGCAAAGACTTAGGAAGTACTTCATAAAGTTCGTCCCACGCTGGATTGCTTTTTTCAGTATCGTCTCCGTCTTCAGCATCTTCCTCAGAATTGTCAACTTCCTCCAATTCTTCGTCGTCTAATTGAGGCTCAATGTCCTCTGTTACATCGTCTAGTGTTAGCTCGTCGTCAGACATATTGCTCCCTTACTGTTGTGGTTTTGCCTGTTGTGGCGGCATTGCGCCCATTTGCATCTGCTGAATTTGAGCAGCTTGCAGAGCAGCAAGTGCCATTTCGTGCATATCGATGTGCTTGTTTAGCTCGGCCTTCTGGCTGTTGCTTAGCAAGTCGTACGCAGGACTCTTGCGGAAGTTGTCGTGCTCCTGAATGTGAACAGCGTGGTTGTCCCACTTGTTTACTGGGATGATTGCTGGTGGCTTCAGTGGCTGACCAGTGTCTGGGTTGAGCATCTCAGGGTTACCCTGCTCGACGCCCTGCTGCCATCTCTGGTAGTGACGCATCACGTCCATTTCACCTAGAGCCTTGAACATAACGTTTTCACGCTGAGCACGCAGCTCATCTGGGCGAGTGCCACGGTTGTCTGTGTAACGGCTTAGGGTAGCGATGTCTAGAAGCTCAAGTCCCTCTTCTGGCGGAACTAGGCCAAGGCGCATCATGTCCATTACCAATGACTGCTTGGCAGCCTTTGATGTTGGTAGTGCGGAGCCTGCTTCAATCTTGATGTCGGTACCACGCGCTATGTCTGCACCGCTAAACATCTCAGCTGAGAAGCCGTTGTTGTCTCCAACAACTTTCACCGTGCGCTCGCCAGTCCAGTACTCGGCAGCAAGCATCAGGGCGCACTTTGCTGTCCTTGAAAGGCCCTCTTCGATTGATGCGAAAGTAGGTGCAAGGTAGCTGTCGTCACGCTCCTGCAGGTAAGCAATAGCAGTAGCTGCCTCAACTCCTGGAGGTGTGGTTCCCTTTGAGACTTCGTGCTGACCAGAGATGTTCTCTAGGTCGGTGTCTAGAGCTTGCAGCTCCTCTGACACGTAAGGAGGTAGCTGTGGCATTGGAGCTGCGGCTGGGTACTCAAACCCTGGGCGAACTCCGATGTACTGTCCCGGAGATGTGTTTATCTTTGAGACAGTCAGCGAACCTTCTCGGTAGTAAACCTGTGGCTTAGCCATCATGTTCTTGGCCTGAATGCGCTGAGAGCGGGTTCTGTTTACCTCACGCTGCAGCGGAATCACATCATCAATAACACAAGCTGGGTAGTACTGTCCGCTTGGGATGTGCTCGAACTTAACGATTGGGTAGTTCTTGTAGCCTGCAGGGAAGCCTGTGAGCGAAGCCTCAACGATGATGTCGTCAACAATTGTGACGTAGCCACCCTGAGGAAGAAGCTCGGTAGTTCCTGGCTTTACCCACGCCTCAATAACAAGGCTAGCGTCTGGCTTGCTGTTGTTCTCTCTAATGTCAAGTGCAGAAGAGATGTCGGCAATCTCAGTTGCTGCAACGACGGTAGGCTGCTTGTCCTTTGGGATAAGGTCGCCGTAAGTCATCTTTAGCCATTCAATTGGCTTTGTGTAAACGTGCAACACGTATGGCTGCTCGTCGTGCTCAACGATTGATAGGTCTGGGACAAAGATGTTGAATGGAGAAATGTGGTCAATGCAGACGTCACCTTCTTGGTCGCTCCATTCGTCATACTTGCCTGAGTCCCAGTAGACCTTGAGATATCCCAAACCAAGGACAGAAACGTCTCTGGCCACTAGGCGCATGCTACGCCCTACGTTGAGGCGGTCATAAAGACTGTCCCAGACCTGTGTAGCGGCAGTAGCAGCAAATACATCTTCTACATCGTTCGAAGCTGGCAGGCAGACAGCGGTGGGCTTCTGCGAGGTCAGCTTAGCTATTTCCGTCCTGACAATAGGGCGAATCTTGTTGATGGTAATTCTTGGCGTGTTCTTGTCGCCACGTGGGAGCTGGGACAAGCCACTCTTGGTCGAGTCCCAGGCCACGTACTGCTTACCACGCTCGAAGGACATGTTCATGTACCACTGACGTACACGCCACTGCTTGGCGTCCTTCGACTTCTGGTATTCCTTCTTTAGGTAGTCGACGAGCTTCTTGCCCTTCTTAGAATCCTGCAGCTGCTTGAGCGCTGCATCGTCAAGAAGGCCAGTGTTGGCCGTTTCTTCAACTTCAATTTCAAGTTCAGCGACTAGGTCACTGGATGCCATATTCCTTTCGGACGGCGTCGAAATCATACTCATCTTCATCTACCTCAGGATAGTTATCGTTTACCAGAACTGCCTGTTCTGGGTTTGGTGCTGTTGGTACTCCGCTTGCTGCCATTATTTGCTGGAACGCTAGCGGGTCTCTCGACGACAGCAGGTTCACTGTTGTCTTCAAGAGGTTTGTCGTCTCCAAAGTAGTCGAGATTAGCCCCTGCGTTGCTTTGTTCAGGCTTTTTGTCATCAGCCAGAACGACAGGGGTAGGCTCACTAAGAAGGTCAGCAGTAACACTAATAGAGATGTCTCTAATGTCATTTACAAGCCTTTCGGTCACCGCAGGTACGCGGTCTAGTCTCTTTTTCAGTTGTTCGTTTTCTGTGCGTAGCGCATTTGCTACTTCTGGTGTCGCAAAACCAAACTGGTCTGCGAGCGCCGCAAGGATTCCGTAGCTCAAGTACACCCTTCCATAGTACTCAGGCTCAGCACCCAAATCAATCAACGGAGTATCGGCTTTACCCGTTATTCCCGTGACAATACAGCGATGCGGGGCATATTGCCCGCGCTCAACCAGTCTAAATGTTCTAGCCATTATTCCCATCCTACAGCATCATCGGAGGATGACCTGAACTTCCATCCCGAATAGCCAGGGTCTCTTCGATTATCGAACTGAGCTATTGGAGGCGTATCATCAAAGTCCATAAGTCTCTCCTTTAGTCCCTTTATCGTATCAGGTGTCAAGTCATCCATAAGTGTAAAAAAGTATCTTGATGAATCAAATGCGTGGTTATCTTTGTCTTGTATCTCCTCTAGTTTGTTTAGCGTGAACTCCTGCTGCCTGTTGGCACGCCGCTTGTATTTAAGTTTTCCTAGCTCAGAAATCAGGTTGGGACAGTCGTCTGTAACCTGCCAGAACGGCTTGCCCGTGTTGGGGTTGGTCTTCATGTACTGCTGCATCTTGTTTAGACCAACACCAATCTTCTTAGGAATAATGTCAATGATGATATTCATCCCGTGCAAGTTGAACTCCTGCTGATAGCTAGTGCCCTTCATGCCGTTTGTTTGAGCAAGTGCTGGGTCTCCAACCACAAGGTAAGGCTGGATTCCCATCTCAGCGTTCTTTTTATGGAAGACCTCGACGTGCTCTGCAATAGTCATGTGGGACTGATAGTGCTCAGCGAAAGTAACGATGTGGCCGTTGGGGGCGACTGCGTGCCAAAGAATTGCAGTAGGGTCGCGCCAGCCGTAGTCCACGCTGACATATATGCGGTGCTTAGGCGTCAGCTTGAAGTGCTCCGGCGGTATGGTGTGGGTTAGCTGGTTAAAGTCCTTGAAGACGGCACCGCCAACCTGAATGAACTGCCCTTTTTCACGAATGGCTCGTTGCTCTGGCGTTAGGGAGGCAAGGTACTCCTCGATTGCTGAACGCTCTAGGTAGGGGTTGTCCGACATCTCTACTTCGGTAACGCCGAACAGGTCGTGGCCTTCTTTGCCTGGCAAGTACACCTGCTCGTAGATATACTCCATACCCTCAACTGGAGTTAGCGTCATCCACCAATCTCCGTTTGTATCGACCAAACGAGCACGGCATTCGTCGTACACTAATTCTGGCGGCTCCTCGTCGAAATGGACGAAATGTCTAGAGGTTCCAGCGAACTTCTGCAAGTCCTGGTCGTAGGACATAAACTCGACGAAGGAGCCGTTTTCAAGCTTTAGGACTCTTCGCTCTTTGCTGTAGCTGTCCTCCCAAGAGCCATTGACTAGCAGGCTCTTTGGCGTCCATTGAGCGAACTGAGGCAACAGAATCTTGTCAATACCAGAGGCAAAGTCAACCCCAACCACACGGCCACGGACAGGGGCTTCTGGAACTTTGCGGTGTGGATGCTCACCTTTTAGGTAGCGAATATCCTCTACCACGCCAGCAACGGTCTTACCGGAACGGTTACCCCCAATGTACAGCCTGTGCTTGTGCTGGTCTTTTGCGAAGTCTTCTTGCTTTTGGTGAGGCTTGTAGCGGTTTAGATTAGGCATGATAGATGTCGTGCGAATCTGCTCCGACATCTGGTAGAGCAGCTCGGCTGGATTTATCTTCTGTTGCCTAGGCATTTATTAGGTCTACTAGCTCCCTAAGGCTAAGCCTAACGACATGGGGGTAAAGACGAGAATCGTTCCCGCATAGAGCAAGTACGTCATCCAGTCTGGCATACGCCCACCATTCGCCAGCACGTGGGTAACCCACACCAGCCCGCTGAGTAACAACAAAGCCAAAATTGGCTTGAGCATTATCCCTCTCTCTTTCGGCTTCTTCAAGCCACCTAACACACTGTTCATGGCTAGCGTTCTTAGCCATTTTGCCGCCCTTGATTTCAAAGACGATAAGACCCCACTTGGCTTCTCTGAGCCATACGTCTCCTTGGTCTTCAGAGCCAGTAAGCACATTTCTGTGCGCATCCAGCTCTGAGTACCCAACTGATAGAAGATAATTTCGTACAGCAGTTTCTGCGCGAGTCCCTATTGCTTTAGCCTTACTCATGGTCTCCTCTGCTAAAGTTATTTCATGCCACTTTCACCTCGCGACCGAAATCTGCAGCAATCTAATGAGCCGTTAGTAACGGACGTAGATAGTGGCATTACTGCTATACATCATACACTAGGCCCAGAAGCTTTTCAGGCCAGTCCAGGAAGTCACCGTCACGACGGGACAGACTCGCACAAGATAAAGCTTTCCGACCTTGACCCAGCCAGCGACACTGTTTACGTTCCATTGGGCGGGACAGATGGCACCCAGCCAACGTTTACTGGCGACCCGCTGATTACCGGCAGCTACACCATCTTTGGCAACCTGTGCCACTTCCAGATTGACGTGGACTTCGACAACATCACAAGCTTCGGTAGCGGGCAGTACTACCTAACCCTGCCATTCGCTGCAGACCACGCTTTCTTAGTGCGCGACGGGTGCCTCCACGACATTTCGGGCAGTGACCAGTACGCAATCAGCGGCCACGTTGATGCTGGGTCTGATGTACTAAAGCTTTACAGCACTGCTTCTAACGGGCGCGACGTACCGTTTACCTACAATGTGCCTGTTACCCTCGACATAGCAGATAATTTTCACATAGCTGGTGTATACCACGTTCAGCTATAGATGGTGTAGAATTATCTTGTCCCCTAGGAAGGTCTAATGCCTGCAGTAAATCTGATGCAACAGCGGCGAGGAACAGCCGCCGAATGGACTAGCGCCGACCCTACTCTTTCAGTAGGTGAAATCGGCGTTGAGACTGACACTCTTCAGTTTAAGATTGGTGATGGCTCAACCGCCTGGACTTCTTTGGGCTACGCAACCGACTGGTCAAAGCTGGAGAACGTGCCCAGCACCTTCACCCCTTCTGCTCACACTCACGTTATGGCAGACATTACGGACTACACACCTCCAGGTCTTGAAAATCACTTCATGTTGATGGGAAGCTAATGGCAACTACATACAAAGTACTAGGACAGGCAGCACCTGCTGACACCGCAAACGCTGACCTGTACACCGTCCCAGCTAGCACCGAGGCGGTGATTTCCACAATTGTGGTAAGCAATGTCACTGCCACCGACGCAACCTGCCGAATTTTCGTCCGAGTTGCCGGAGCTGCTGCAGCTGCTGG